CGCAGCATGGACATCACGATCCTCTATACAACCACAGGAACACTTGAATGTTCGTTGAGAAAGAGGAACATCATGTACTTTACCACAGTGCATGCAAATCTTGGTTGTTGGAATAGTAGCCGCTAGCATAATCGAATTGTTCATCATCTTTAGCTTAGCCTTAATCCTTCCAAGAATACCGTGTTGGATTTTCCTTCCATGACCATCTTCTTGCCACTTTGCTAATTGTTCATCTTGAAAAACTACACAGTTGTAGTGCTTTAGTTCAGCTACTACTTTGTTTGCTGCATCATTTTTCTTGTTAGTCAACTTCTGATATTGTCTCTGTAATAACTTCCTGGTCCGATTTCGATTGTTAGAATCCTTTTTCTGACGAGCAAATTTTTGCTGTAATCGTTTTAGGTGTTCACTTTCTTCAATCAAAATAGATTGCTTCCTGCCATCACTGTAGGTAATGGATGTAGAGCAACCAAGATCGAGAGCAATAGATTTTCCGTTGAAATTATTTTTTGGTAACTTATCCTTGCTTGTGAATGTAGTAATTGCAAGGTAGTATCCTTTTGGTGTATTCAAAAGCTTTGCAGATGCAATTTCAATATCAGGATTATTGTAGAATTGCTTTGCCCCATTCACGTAGACTAATCCTGATATACGTTGAATCTTCAGCTTTTTGGAAGATAAAAATTTGTAAGTTGTTCCATATTGTGCAAGATTCAAAGCCTTCATTTCTCTTATGAAGTTCAAACTACCACCACACTGCAAACCCTTCTTCGTCAAAGTAATGATGGTTTTTAAGTTTGACTTCATATCATCGACAACGTCTTGTGCGACTTGAATACTGATGTATTTCAATTGTCGATCTTCGAATTCTCCATCCTTATTCTTAATTTTGATAATTTCACCTTTGACTGGATGTTTGCATTCAAAGATTGATTTGTTATTTTCTCTAGCCCAGGCAATACGTGAATTCTTAATCCACTTTGCTTCAACAAACATCATCTTCAGTTGTTCTTTTTGTTTCTTTGTAAGTTTTGAAGAATCGATCTTCACTTTGAATACTCTACAAACTTGCTTTGTTCGTTTTGCTCTAGTTGCTGCAAGACTTTCACGAATCTTTGATTTTCTTTCATCTGAGCAAACTTTGGCCATACAAATTTATTTATACCTATGGTGGGTATGATAATTAATTTTTTCTACATTTTTTTCAAAATAATTCGGGCAATTCCTGCCACGCCCTGAAGAGCGAGACCTATCTTGCCCGGTTAATTGTATAATTATTTTCAAAATGAAAACTAGAGTTTAATCCGTGTACAGAAACATTGTCCATACTTGTGGCCCTGAAACAAATTGGCAATCTCAGATAATTCTCTTTACTTGGGATGATTCTGGGAATACTATTCGAGTTCCTATCGATTATTCACCACATTTATACTACGTTCCATCCGATAATGAATTATTGGAGGCTGATGATAAGTTTACAACTATCACAGATAAGCCTCTAATTAGAAAAGAATTTAAGAATATCTTTGAACGTAAGAAGTGGATAGATTCGCATCCAAATAAAAAGATATATGACTGTTTTAACCCGGATATTGCATTCTTACATGAAACATTTGCAAAGACTTGTGAAAATTCAGACTTTGCTAAGTATCCGTTAAAATGTTATGCATTCGATATTGAAACTACGGTAGGTGAAAAGTTTCCAGATGTTGATAACCCGACAGAAGCTATTACCTGTTTAACAGTAGCAGATATGCGAACATTTGAAACATGGACTTGGTTATTTCTAGCACATCCATGGAAAAAGAATTTAACTAAAGCAAACTTTAAAAACAAAGAAAATCGAACATACTTTGTATTTGATACTGAACATGAAATGTATGCTCATTTCTTGAACTGGTATTCTTTGCATAGACCTGATATTATTACAGGTTGGAATATTGATTCTTTCGATATTCCATTTATGGTTAATCGTATGAGCTTAGTCTTATCTCCAGAAGAAGTAGCTAATGCTATATCACCTCTTGGTAAGATGAGAAAGGTCTTCGTTAAACATAACGTAAAATCAATGCCTTATCAATCATATAGGTTTGATGGATTAACCCAGCTTGACTACCTATTACTTTATCGTGATAAGTTTTGTAAATCAGCTATGGTAACTGATTATAAGCTTGATACAATTTGTATGGAAGAATTAGGTGTAGGTAAATTAGAATATGATTGCTCATTTAAGGAATTCTATACTAATGACTTTGAACGGTTTATCGAATATAATATTATCGACGTTATTCGTGTTTGTGATCTTGATAAGAAACTTAAATTAATTGCACTAACTCGATATCTTTGTAATACAGCTTTAATTCCATATGAAAAAATTATGGCAGTCCAACCTGTTGTAATCGGAGCTTTGGAAATTCTAATGAGAAACCAAGGTAAGTTGTTAATGACCGATGATAGAGTTGACCCAGAATTAAAGACTTATCCATTCGAGGGGGCATATGTATTTTCTAAGTCTGAATATCGATCAGGTCCATTTGCTTCTTTCGACCTTAATTCTCTGTATCCTAACATTATCATGACTCTTAATATATCACCTGAAACATTGGTTGGACGTATTAATAGTTTTAATTTTGATGATGAAGATTGGGAAGTATCAATGAACGGTAATACCAAGATGGTTAAAAAGAAAGCATTCATTGATAAGTTTAGAGATCGTATTAATATTGCTTCGAATGGAGCATTGTTTATGAAGCAATCGTATCGAGTCGGTATGTGTGCACAATTCGAAGATAAGTTTTATAAAGGTCGTAAAGCGGTAAAGAAACAGATGCTAACAAAAGAAGCAGAAGCGGCTAAGATTCTTAAGAAGATTCTAAAGAGCGAACCTGAGTTTAATTACGAAGACCCATCAGTTAAACTAGATACTCCAGAAAAGCAAAAGTGGTCAGATCTTAATTCTGAAGCATCCTATCTTTCTATTGCACAGCTTGGTATGAAATTGAACTTGAATTCATTATACGGATTATTCAGTTCTAAGTTCTCGCCGATTTGCAGCATGCCATGTGCTTCTGCTATTACCGCATGCGGTCAGACAATTATTAAGAATTCTATGAAGTTCTTAAATGACCAGATGGCTTCGATGGAAGAATCCTGAAAAAAGAAAAAGAGCTCTCAAAAGAGAGCTCTTAAATGAGGAAAAGCCAGACAAAGGAATAGGAAAACCGGCTAAACCTCTCAAATACAAATAATAGACTTATTGTGCAAAGGAAACAACAACCTTAAGTTCACCAGAACTATCTTCTGTAGCTTCAGAAACTTCTGTTTCCTTAGCATCGACAACATTCTTCATCTTTGTCATTTCATCAATAAGGGCTTTAACAGTCTTTTCAACCTGGTCCTTATTAGTATGAAGAACAAGCATCTTTACTTCGATTGTTTCGGGATCGATTACCTTGAATGTAATTGTTTTTTCAGTTGGGTCGATAGCTGAAGCAAGTTCAAAGTCGGCATTACGGCCGCGGGAAACACCAGTTTTCTTAACTGTTGCTTTATTAACCTTTTCGATTGCTTTAGTAAGGTTTTTACGGAAAGCTTTTAGGAATGCACTGCTTTTGAAATCGATAAGAGCCTTTGCTTCTTTAAGGTTAAGGCTTTCGCAGAGTGAACTAAGTGTCTTATAAAATGTTGATCGATTGGACATAACTAGTTTATTTATTGTAGTTGGCGGCTAGGACCTTAAATAACAGAGATGCCAGCACACAGGTTTCCGACAAAAACAATTCAACATCCAGGATATGAATTCTTTGAACAGGATTTATCATGGTCAAAAGAATACACTAATGGGAAATCTGGATTATTTGTAGGCTTTGCTTCGCAAGGTCCAGTTGGTGTTCCTACTATTATTACTACAGAGGAAGAATTTTTTAAAATCTTTGGTGCTCCTGAAACTGAAGCAGAGTTTTATCTTTATAAAGGTGTTTACAGCGCTTTGAATGCTAAAGTATTAGGAGTTAATGCTTATGCTATTGTATTACGACTCCCGTATGATAATACTTTGCTTAATATTAAAGATGGTAGCTTTGAACCGGTTTATAAATGTTTAAAGTATTCGTTAAAGACTGATAACTCCGGCTTAGATGATTATAAACCTTTATTTGAACAAGCACCTTCTTTCAAATCATTTAATGTAGAGCCTGGATATGTTAAAGAATCAGAGCTTGAGACGTTAGAAGATTGTGACTTTGTAATTTATAACAAATTTAATTCCAGGGTCAAATACGGAGAGGAATTACTAGTGTCTGTATTTGGTCGTTCTAATGCGCTTAGTAGCCAAGGATATATTTCTAAAGCAGCACCTGATATTTTTAACTATGAAGAATTTACCGCTTCCAGGAACGATCTAGTGTGCAATAAAGAGTATTCCTGGGCATATAATGTTGTTGACTCGATTAATAAGAATCTACTCAGATTTGTGCCACAAATTCGCACATTTTTGAAACAAGATGAAACCTCTGGTTTCTATAGTAAGAAAGTTAAACAAGCTTCAGATAATGATCAAGATGTAATCGTAGTAGTTTCTAAAACAAAACGTTCTACATCAGAACCAGGTAAATACACTATTGAATTACTTGAAAGCTTTCATGGATCGCTTTTCAAAGATGCTATTGATAATCTAACAAAAGAATCAATATACATCGGTGATATCATTAATAACAATTCTGCTTATATTGGTTATGCTAGTAAAGAAAGTTTTGGTCGGATTTTCAAACGTGGAACTGACGAATTATTTGTAAGAGATCAAACACCTTATTCTATCTCTCTAAAAACAGAAGCAGAACTTGATAAAGCTATTCTAAAGAATGCGAACAAGGATATTGATTATGCCACAGCTATTCTAGAACCTATTTTAGAAACAGTTGCAGATTATTCCAAGTATACATTTACTGATATATTTGAATGCGGTCTATCGAGTGTTGTTACATATGCAGCGGCTGAAAAAGAAGGTGGAAACCTTTATTTCAATCCTAATAAAGCGGAAGCAAATGAGACAACAGATCCTGAATTCTTAAAAGCTGATATCTGGTTTTCATTAGTTAATAAGTTCTCACGTTATTGTAAATACCGTAATCAGTATTGTCTAAGCCACTGCGATATCCCACGAAAGCTTACATTAAATGGACCACTTTCTAGAACTGACGATATTGGCCAGGATGAAAACGAAGTAGTAATTACTCCTGCTAAAATTCAAGCACTTGTTAAAGAACAAAATTGCTCTTATACTGAATTACAATTTACCTGGTTAGAAGTTGTAAATCCATTCTTAAAACAAAAACAATGGGTTCCTGCTACATCGCTATATCCTGAAAACATTTTCAAATTGGTCGAACCTTACGAAGTACCCGCTGGTCTTAATAGGGGTAAGGTTTCTTATGAAGTTTCTCGACTTTCACTAGATCCGAACAACGAAACAAAGGACCTACTATATAAGAACTCGATTAACTATTGCGCTTTAGCAGGAACTAGAGAATGGACATTCGAAGGTCAACGAACATTATTATTAAATGATCTTCAAATTAACCGTATTGCAGTTCGACGGCTTGCTAACTATCTTAAACGATACGTTATTGGAATTGGCCAGAAATACGTTGGTGAGATGAATAACGTGTCGACTCGAGAAAAGTTTAAATCTGACCTTGAAGTAGAATTCGAACGTATTAAACTTTCATCTGGTTTAGAAGATTATTCTATCGATGTTGGAACAGATATTAATAGTGATCTTGTTATTGCGGCGGGAGAACTTCGTTGTAAGATTATTATTAAACCAGTAGCTTGTATTGAATTTGTTCTTGCTTTGTTCTGTATCACAAATACAGGTATTCAGTTTGAAGTGGAACGACTTTGACCCAAAAACTTAAATAATAGGGTAGCAAGCACAATCTGGTAAATGCCTGAGGTTAATACATCTACAGTCGAAGTTAATACATCCACCGTCGAGGCCAGTACATCTACTGTAGATATTAAAAATACGGCAAGTGGTAGTCCAGATACTTCTAGTCCAGAAATTATTAAAGACTGGTCAAATCCAACATATGAATGGGTTGAAGCAAATATAGATGTTGCTAATTGTTGTGTCGCTTTAGAAGATTCAATTGTTAAAGAAATTGAAACTTCTGGTTTTAAGAATTACTTTGATTTTGATAGCCGTGAACAAAAGTCGGATGGTATCTATGCTTCTGGTGCAGATAAAGGTGGGTATTCAGAATGTGTTGGATTACCTGTATCAAAAGCTATTAATACAATAATTTATAGCACTAGCCCGAGAACAACTTCTAAATACTATATACTTCCAGAAGAAACAACAAAATCTTCTTTTATTAAAACCGTCAAAGAAAAGTATCCTAACCCTGCAGATAATGTTGACAAGTATGCGGAAATGTTGGGTAAAGAAATAGCTGATACTATTTCAGATAATGATTTTATTCCATGGTTATTTCATGAATGGTGTTTGAAATCGTATCATAAAAGAATTGAATACTCGGATAATGCAGCTACTTCATGGATTTATGGCGAGAGAAATTATAAAATTAGAACAGGTAAATATATTCCTGAACTTTTAGGGGATGGCTCGAAAACTATAAAATATGTTTCCTACGTTAACCCTGATAATAATATTAAATTTTATAGTTACTGTAAAACTTCATATGACCCATTATTTACTACTGGTGGAATAAATAATGTTCCTCGTTGTATATACAATAATCCAAAAAGATTATTTTATTTCGGCGATGCATTTGTTGATATTATTATTGATCGTGAAGAATTTCGTTCACAGATTTTTTCATCATTAGAAGATTATGGTGAATTTGTTGATGGGAAAAAGGGAGTATATCGAGTTTCTACACCATTTATAAGAATTAAAGAGTCTATACCATATTATTCAGACGATTTAACCCCGGAAAAACAAATTCTTGAATATTTTAATTACGCTAGAGGATCCAATGCATTTAATATGCATATAGATTCAACAACATATCAAACTTGGTGTAAAGAAGTGTTATCACACTTTTGTTTACGTATTAAGAAAATTTTATTCCAATCAGTTGTTAATCAATATACTCCGATTTGTATAGATTCTCGTGTTGGTAATTATGTAACATTTGATACGGTTTGTAGTATTATTGAAAAGGCATTAGAATATTTTCGAAATAATTTACCCGATAAACTATTACTATTAAGTAGCGGGAGAAAATTTAAAGATGCTGGTTTGGGAAACGGCGCATCAGTTAAAGGCAAAGAGGCTGATCGTTGTTGGAACATTTATGACTATGCTGATGCATTCGCAAATATGCGGAGAGCACTATTTGAAAAGTTTACAACTTTTGAAAAGGTTAACCACGCAGCTATTTTAAACTTTATTGCTGATAACTTATTGGTTGTTCATAAAGAAGAAGTAAATGAAGTAGTTGAAGAGGAAATTGAACTTACTGGTGATGAATCTTTAGATACACGTAGCCGGCATTTCGCGCCACGGCAAAAACTATCAAAGGAATATAATACCTCCGATAAAGACTTACGTATTGATATGCGTAATAAAGCGACTGGTGATAGTAATAGTAATTGCGTTTATTACTTGTCAGATTATAATTGGTCAATGAATGAAAAGGCTCTTAATAAGATGGGCCTTAAACCAGCAGACTTTCCATATATTCGTGTATATGAATTGCAACCTGATCGTCGGGTTTCTTTCAAGAAAATTGCAGACAATATTGCTGGTGTTGTCGACCAGGCTTCCAATTGGTTATTAGGAACTGCTGGAACTATTGTGACAGCTTTAGTTAATAAACTCGGCGCTACCACAGCTGAAGCTCAAGCTTATTCGTCAAATACAAAATGGGTTGATGACTTACTTGCTGGTGACTGGGTCGGACAATACGATATTCCATATTTTGGAAATGACTTCTTTAAATCATCCAGTTCTTCTGGGTGGGCAATGGGTAATTTGCTTGAGAAGTCAGACTTCTTAAAAAATTCATTAACTATGAATGTTCAGGATATTCCTACCTGGCAATATACTCCAGGTGAAGGCCAAACTCTTACTTGTCCAATCGTTTTGGTTAATGAAACAATTGAAGATTTTATTAAGAATTTAAAGTTCTTATACAGTTTTACAATGGGTTCTTTCTGGTTGCAAGAAAGCTTCTTACGTTATCGTAGTCCTAACTTGTATAGACTTATTTGCCCGGGTCGATTCGTTTACCTATATGCCGCGTTAGATGTATCAGCTGAATATCTTGGTAAGATTAAGCGTTATTCAACCGCTGATGCTAAACGATTCTTTGGTGAAGATGATAGTGCATTTGAAAACTTTAAACCGTTAAAGCGTTATATTACAGGTATGGATACTTGTAATATCCCTGAAGCATTTAAGATTTCAGCAACATTTAAGAACTTAACTCCAAATGCATTTAATATCATCAATGGTTATATGACTGTTAGCGAATCAGCGCAGAATATTATTCCAAATATTACAACTAGAGCTTCTGGTTCGTCTTATTTTGTTGATACTGCCATTGATACTGTTAAAAATCTTGTTAGTGGTGACCATACATCTCTTACAAGCCAAGAAGCTATTGCATCTCGACTTACTGGAAAAACTGCAGAAGAAATCGAAGAACTAAAGAAGAACGATCCAGAAATTGCGAAGATGATCAACGACCAAAAGGTCAAAGAAGAAGCCGAACGAAAGAAACAAGAGGCACAACAGGAGCAAAAAGGTTAAAGATTAAATGGCAAAGTCGATTGGAAAATATGATATGGCAAATCTTTTTATCCAGTTCTTGGATAAGAATAATAATTACGTATATAATATTAATGATTCTGTTGCTCTTAATTTTCTAGATCCTTCAGATAGTTTAGTTTCCATGTACACAGTTGGAGATAAAGATACCTTTCAAACTATTGCTTATAAATTTTATGGAACAACCAGATTATGGTGGTTAGTCGCAAGACTTAATAATGTCGAAGATGCCTTCTCCCGCCCTAAATCTGGTACGTATCTTAAAATTTTAAATCCGTCCTTGATTAGTGTAATTTCTTCACAGTTCTCAGCGACCCGACTAGACAATCAATAATAGCTATTTTTTCTTTAATGGATTCAACTTCATCAACAGGATCTTCTGAGCTAGATACAAAAACCTTTAATTCATATGATTACGGGTTTGAAATTACATTGATGGATAAAGTTTCAGGTCTTTATCAAAAATTTACTAAAGGCGAAATTATTGAATTAACATTAATTCGTGATATTACTGAATATTATACAACTGGGTCGGTTAAGATTAAAGATGATGGTAATATTTTAGGAGTCCTTGCTAATCATAATGGTGATTGGGCGGTTATGGTTAATATTGTCCAAAATGCTTCGGTTGATGAAAGTAATCAAGATAATACTAATGCATCGAAATTTCAAAAATTATTTTTGATTTCTAATGTAGGAATTGATAGTATTGATGCTAATGGCGCGCATATTACTATTGATTTCGTAGATCCAATTGCTCAAATACTAAATCGTAATTGTGCATATTCTAATCAGGAATGTGAAGATATAAGTTCTATTTTAACTGGATTATTTGAAAGTGTTGGTTTTTCTGAATCACTTGGTGAGTCAGCTGATGATCCACGGGCATTACCAACAATTGATTCGATTGGTACATATATGAGTTATATTACTGATGGGTCAACACCAGTTATTAATCATATCGACCATATTATCTCTCAAATTTATACTGAGGACAAAGGATTCTTATTCATGTTCTTTGATCCTCTAGAAAACAAATTTAAATCATATTGGAGTAAAACAGCTTTAGCTGAAGACTTTAAAACAACATTTTCATTTTTAGAAAAAATTTTAAAAATTGCTGATATATCTCGAATTATTGAAATTTCAACAAGTGATGATTCTTCTAAAAGTACAAGTGTTGCAACCCAATTAGATGTTTATAATAGCTTATTGGATTATCGAGATGCTACACATTTAATTTACCCAACATACATACAAAATTTTAATTATCAAAGCCATCGAATGGAAAGTGATGCTGATGATAAATGGAATGATGAAACATTTTTAAATCTTTTTAAGCAAGATAAATTACCCAATACCGACCTCCCAACAGTTTTAGAAGATCCAATGTCTTCTATCGGGACCAATTATAAATTCTATGAATCTGCTCCTGATTATGCTATTGGAAACTTTTATCGTAAATCTAATCGAGATGAATTTTATAAGAAGTTAAGGAATTATTTTCTTTATTCTAATATGTTTTCGGTTAAGATGCTTGGTGATATATCTAGAAAACCAGGTGTTGCATATTTGGTTAAATATGCGCAATTTCCAAATGCTGATAAATTAAATGGTGCGTGGTTTTGTCCGCGAATTGTTGATGTATTTAGTGGTCAGGAATATTATCAACACATCTTCTTAACTCGCTTATCTGATACTGTTGAAATGGATAAGATCGCTGAAGAAATGAAGAAACAAAAAGAAGAGGTTGATGCAGTTGAAGTCGAAGCTCAAGTAACCACATCGTGAACTAAGTTTTTTAAAGAATGTTACCAGATACTGTTAAGAGAGTTAAAAAATATGGTATATACCGAGGCATTGTTGTAGATAATAACGATGATGGAATTATCGACACTAAAGATGGGGCTGTGCCTATTGGTAAAGCATTTGGTAGATGCAAAATCTTCTTTGAAGGAATTTACCCTGAAAAATATCGTAAAGAACCTGAAAACCTACCTTGGGCGGAACCCGTATATCCAATTTTTGGAGGTAATACTTCTACAGCGGTTCAAAAAGATACAGAAAAGGACGACCCTAGTGTAATTAAAAATTATACTAATAGTGTAGTTGGCTGGGCTTCTGTTCCTCATACCGGAACATATGTTTGGGGATTTTTTGAAGAAGGTAATATCCAATATCCTAAGTTCTTTGGAACCACCCAAGCAGGTCCGATGTTCATGGCCGAACATAAGAACCAACATATTATTTGCACAGATAATGTTAAGATTATTATTGATGAAGAGCCAGAAAATGAAAAAGCTACTACATATAATGATTCTCTTAATAAGGAATGTACATCTTCAGTAGTTGCAAATTCTAATAATCTCTGTTTAGAGAAGATGCCAACTACGGTTAATATTACTATTACTGCGGTTAAACCAGAAAAAGGTAAACGTGAAGAAACTGATTACTGTGCTGTTAATCTTAACATTACAGGTAATATTAATATGAATGTTAAAGGTAATATCTATGAAAATCATGAAGGCCATAGATTTATTACACAGGTTGGTAACACTTTCCATAAGATTACAGGTGATATCGAAATTGAACACACTGGCTACCTTAAAGAGACACATTATGGTAATCGTGACTTTACAGTAACTAAAGGGACTAAAGGCCGAGACTTAGATGTCGGTGATGATTTTGAAACTTACACAGAGAATCGAACGGTAAATGTCGGCATTAACCAAACTACACATATAGGTGGAAACCATACAGAAACCGTAGTAAAGGATGAAACTACTAAGGTAATGCAAAATTCGACTCGAACTGTACAGAAAAATGATTCACTTACTGTTGGAGCTAATAAAACGGTAAAAGTTTCCGGTAGTGAATCTAATGATATTTCTTCAACAGTTGCTTATAAATCAGGAGCTGGAACTTCTATCACTGCTGGAGGAAATGTTGACGTTAAAGGAGCCGTCATTAATCTTAACTAAATAAGCTATGGCATTAGGTTTATCAACTTCAAGTTTATCTGGTAAAATGTCTGAACTAACTAGTTCAGTCGAAGCTTTTAATGGTGTTTCTATGGATAAATCCAAGACAATGTTTAAAGATTGTCTTGGAACAGAATTTCCATTTGATGTTGTAGAAGCCGTAGAAACCTATGTTGACAAATTATCCACTGCATTAAATTCATCATTGGATGCAGTTTTATGTGGTAATGCAGTTAGTAACCTTGGGGCAGCTACTACCGATTTAATTGATTCAGTATCTGGATCTGCAGAATCTGTTATGGATTTATTTTCTTCTAGTGAATCATCAGATAAAGGTCTTACTAATCATACTATTACATCTAATGATTGGATTAAAACTTATTCTGGTGTAGATGCTGAACAGTTAAAGAAAACCATTATTTTAATTAGTGGAAATATCGGAGCGGATAAAGTAGAACTTTCCGCAGAAGGTTCTTATACTGATAATAATGATGGAACGGCTTCCGCAACATTAACGGTGACGGTAGATGTAGATCGATTATACCGTGGCCCAAATGATGGCCAGTCTAAAGATACTGATGCAGAAAATACACTAGAACCAGTAAGTGGGACTTTTAAGTATTCTGGTAAAAATGAAAACTTTTTTACATTTGGAAAAACGTTTCTTTCATTTGATTCAATTGCTGTTCCACTATCTAGTAATTCCAATATTACTCTTAAAATAAGTGGCTCAGTTTTTAATGATAATACAATTTCAGTAAATATTTCTGAACTTACATTTACTAATAACTGGTCGGATGTTAATGTAGGTTTAACATCTGCCCAATCTGAAGCATCTGAAGAAAGTACTGCTTCTGCAATTAATCAAGCTAAAAAACAGGCATTGAATGCACTTAAGAGCGATTTCATGCAATCTTCGGAGCTTGATACTGCAATGGATGCACAACTTGATAAACTCGGGGATTCTATTCCTGCATTAGCCGGTATCGATAAATCAAATGTTAAAGGTGCAGTTAAAACTATGGTAGCAGATAATGCTATTGCATTAGCTAATGGGGATTCACTTTCAATTGATAAAGAAATCACAAAAACCATTGCTTCTGAAGTAACTGCTTCTTCTATTAATGCCGGTTTGAGTAAACTTGGTATTGATGCAAGCATATCTTCAGACTGCACCAAAGAACTTCTTGATTCTGCTATAGCATTACTTCCTGATGCAACCCTCGATAATCCATTTGGTGGTATGGACGATTGTATAAGTTATGATGAGGCTTATAGCTATGCTAAAGGAGTTGTCTCTGATTTACAGCAAAAATTCGATAAACTGCTTAGTAAAGATTGTATTCAAGCAGTAAATAATTCATACGATATTTGTTCTTCTAATATGGCATCTACGACAGGAAATATCGTTGATTATTCAAAGGCCCGAACAATAAAGATGCCAACAGGATTTGCCGGCTAATGGGTAAAGGTGTTGCAAAGAAAGGTGATCAAATAAGTAGTGATTCATATGGATCACCGCCGATTCCGATTGTTGGTGCTGTAATTGCTAATGTAAAAGTTAATGGGCAACCGTGCGCAGTAATGAATTCATTAGGTGCAACCCATGCTAACCCGCCAGCTATTGGAAGTCACCAACCTGTAATTATTGCTACATCCGGAACAGTTAAAGTTGGAGGTAAGGCTATAGCTAGAATAGGTGATCCGACATCTTGTGGTGCAAAAGTTGCCTCTTCTTCTGGTAATGTTAATGCTGGATAATTGATCCCGTGAACTGATGCTTGGCTGAAGACCAACCATCTTCTTGCTTCATCGTTTGCATTTGCTAGCAATACTATAGGTATTTCTAACAGATTTTGCAAACTCCACAAGCTTGAAATCCCTGCGTCCCACAGGTACAAAATTGTCAAGAATGAACTTCATGTTCTGTGCAGCATGAACATCACGATCACCAGAATCTTTACAGGAATTACAACGGAATTCACTTCCTGGAGTTTCAGTGGTTGATCCACATTTACAACACCATTTTGTTGTAGGTATATACCTATCTAACACAACAGTTTGTGGAAGTAATTTCAACTTAGCTTTAACTCGACCAAGAACAGAATGTTGGATTACTTTAGAGTTGACTCGATTACGTTTCTTACTCTTGCTTGTTTTCCAACAATTTAGTTGTTCGTCCTGAATGCAGATTCGTTTGTAGGCTTTCATTTGATGTACAAACTTATTTGCATAGTCATTCTTTTTATTATTTTGTTTATCGTAACAACGACGTAGTTTGATTATGGTTTTTCGACGATTGTTAGAGCCCTTTTTCTGTCGAGCAAGTTTTTGCTGCAAACGTTTTTGGTGCTCACTTTCTTCAACCGAGTAATCAAAAACTCGACCATCACTAAGCGTGAAAGAGTTTTTAATACCAAAGTCAATACCTATTGAGTCGTTGTTTTTCATCTGGTTGGAAACCAGATTTTCTTTTGAAATGAAAGTAGAAATTTGAAGATAGAAATCGTTTCCTTTTCGAATAAGGTTTGCTGTAGTAAGTTCGATTCCATCGATAGAAAGGATTTGTTTCAAACCACGAACACGTAATTTTTGTTTGATTCCCTGTATCTTCACCTTGGTTAGTGATACAATCTTGTGGGTAATTCCATACTGTTTAAGCAACAATGAATTAACCTCACTTTTGAATTTGAGTCGACCAATCTGATAACCGGCTTTCTTCAAAGCCGATAAAGCTTTAATGTTCCATTGTGCTTTAATTAGAACACCTTCAAGTTGTGAAGATTTTAAGTACTCAAGTTTTCGTGGTTCGAATTCTCCATCTTTGTTCTTAACTTGAAGTTCCTTTGTTTTTGAAAAGTCAATTGATCGAGGAAGTCCGTCTGATAGGCCAACTAGGTAGTTGTAAGCCCACTTTGCTTCACGAAAAATTCCATTCAAAGTTTCAATTGTTGTAGAGTGTAGTGATGATCGATCGATTTTTAACTGAAATACCCGGCAAACTTGATCCTTACGTCTGGCCTTTGTAGCTAGAAAGGACTCACGGATTTTTGCATTCTTTTCAGTTTGATCCATCAAAATTATTTATACATATTAGCCTAAATAACTAAATTTTTTTAATGAATTTTTTAATAGGAAATGTCGAATCCAAAGTACTTAACTACGGCTCATTGTAAGCATCGACTTAGGTATCATGTAATTTTTTGTACTAAGTATCGAAGAAAATGTTTGAATCAAATACGAGATGTAATCCTGGATTCATTTAAGTATGCAGAAGAAAAGTCTCATTTCAAAATCTACTTCATGGAAATCGATAAAGACCATATTCATTTCTTGATTTCTTTTCCGCCAAAATACTCAATCGAACAAACGGTTCGTCGAATGAAACAGGTTTCTACAAACTATGCTTGGAACAAGGAGAGTGCTTACCTAAAACAATTCTATTGGTCTAAAAAGAAACGTCTATGGACTGGTGGGTATTTTGTATCTACAATTGGAGAAGTAAGTGAAAAAACAATCGAACACTACATCAAAAACCAAGGATAATTTTTGTCCATTCATACGCTTGACTGAAGATCAACCGTATTTCTGGACAAGTTTAAATTTAAATAATAATTGATAATTATGGCAAATGTTACTTTCAATTTTGGAAGTTTAATTACTTCCGAGAACCAAAAAGCTAGATCAAATGTTTATTCAGATTTGAATTCTGAATTAACTACTAATGCTAATAAAACAAATATTAATAGAAACAATGACGCTAATTCAGTATTAGGTTCATTAAAGAATTTATTTACTTTCAAACCTGGCGAGCGTATTCTAGAACCTGAATATGGTTTAAACCTTAGTGAGTTCTTATATCAACAAATGAATGATAAGACCGCACAAAGCATTGGTCTTAAAATCTTTAATGGTATTAAAAAATGGGAACCTCGTGTTTCAATTCGTAATATTAATGTGTATCCAGATTATGATGATAATACCTACTATATTACGATTAAGTTTACTATTGCTAGACTAAGTAATGAAAAAGAATATGAGTTTAATCACGCTTTAAGGAAAAGCCTGTGAACTAGCCACACCCTAAAGGGTGCGACCTTCGTGGATCAACGTTTCGTAGTCTACTTTG